CAAAAATAATATGTTGTCTCTTCAAGATACATCTCTTTGGGTTGATTATATTTACCTTGACACTGATGAAAGAAGACGATTTGCGCAAGTAAGTCATGAATATTTGATTGAACAACTTCAATTTACTGGTGAAGAATCCATTTCATCAACTAACAATAAAATCAAATTGAATTTCAATCATCCTGTAAAAGAATTAATTTGGGTTGTTCAAAGTAACCAAGTTACTAACGATTCTGTAAAACAATTCTTTAACTTTTCGGATAGAGTGGATCAATCTTTTATTACTGGTTCTCCAATGGATCCTCTAGGATTAGGTTTATCAGGACCCTTGGACTTAGGTTTAGGCGTAGAACCCACATCTATCGACAATGGTGGATTATTACAGAGTTCATTAGGAGTTTCCCCTAAATTATTAGAGAGTTTCGATAGAGGGCTTAACCCAGTTGATACATGTAAATTACAATTAAATGGTCATGATAGATTCCAAGAAAGAAAAGGTGATTATTTCAACTATGTTCAACCTTATCAACATCACACTAATACGCCTGCGTTGGGAATTAATGTATATTCTTTTGGTTTAAAACCTGAAGAACATCAACCTTCTGGAACATGCAATTTTTCCAGAATTGATAATGCTACTTTACAACTCAAAGTTACTAGTGAAACTGTTAAAGAAAGCGCTAAAGTAAGAGTATATGCTACTAACTACAATGTTTTAAGAATTATGAGTGGTATGGGTGGTCTCGCATATTCTAACTAAATTTATATATTAAATTTTTAAATTTGACTGTTATTAATTTAAAATTTTAATAATAACAATTAAATATGATTCTTGAAAAAAATGGTATATCCTATAATATTAAAAAAATTAAATTTGAATCGGATGATATATTTTATGAAAGAATGTGGTTTATAGTTAATTTAGAACCTACAAATAAAATTGAATTAGATGAAGCTATTCATAATTCAATTCTATGGTCAAATATTAAATTTTTAAAATGCGACTATGGTAATAAAATTAATAATAAAATAAAATCTATTGAAAAATCTATTAATTTCTTTTAACTTCTTTAACTTCTTTTAACTTTAACATTATTCATATTCCATGCCATATTTACATCTACATTCGTGTTATAAGGACAATTTAACTTTTCTATTCTATTCCATGGGTTTATTTTACCATAAATATTATTAGAATTATCACTTGATCCTATTACTAAATTACCGTAACTTCTATAATTAGACCATTTTTTAGAATTTGAAGATGGAAAATCTATATCACTTGATTGAATTAATGATTGTATAGGTTTATATGGCATACAATGAGTACTTATAGTATCATTTATCCTATATTTGTATAATTTATTATTATTTATTTTATGTTCTTTAGTTACATTTCTTTTTTTTATCAATTTCTTTTTGGGATTTATATTTTTAAGGTTTGATAATTCACATCCTGGACCAGGAGTATCACAAGGTACAGATTTTGCGCAATTTATATAAAAACTATCTGGGTAATTATTATTCATTATATTATATATAAATATAATATTAATTTAATTCAATTAAATTTTTTACAATTAACCAATATGTAGACAAGCCCAATAACGCAAAAATCATTAGTTTTAAAAATGTTTCACTCATTATTTTATTTGTTTTAGGATTACTTATATACATTAAAATATTTATAACTAAAAACATTACTGTAAATTTTATTAAATCATTTATCATAGGTTTATATTCCTCATCTATATTTAAATTAAGCATTCTATAATATCAATATAGAAAATAATATATTACAGACAACATATAATATTCTGTGTTTAAAAATTCCTTTTTTTTTCATTTATTATTTAAAATGATAAACACAAAACTACTAGTTTTAGCGTCATTCGTTGCTACTGGGTTATTTTTTATTTATTGGGAAACCAAAAAAAATAATTCATTATTAAATTCATTATTAATTCAATTAAGAGAATTAAGAGCTAGTTCATATCCTAAAAATGTTATTAAATACCAAAGTCAATATGAAAATACACCATCATTACATCATAATTCTACTAAAAATTCTTCCATTAATTCTTCTAAATCATCCATTAATGTTTCTAAATCAGTAATTAATCCCAATCTTCCAATAAATTCTAAATCATTAATTAATCCTTCTAAATCATTAATTAATTCTAATCCTTCAATAAATACTAAAGATGTTAATCCATTAAACCATGACAATATTAATTCAAAAAAAGATATTGTAAAACTTCAAAATGATATTAATGAAATTAATAACGAAATAAATGAAATTGACAATATCATGGATAATCATTCAAATATTGATAGTGATATTGATTTTACTGATATTGAAAATGAAGTTAATAATAATATAGATAATACTTTAATAAAACATGACGATAATAACGAAATTATTGATGATAATAAAATTATTGAACAATTAAGTGAAAGAAGTAATATTGAAGGAGGCGATGATAATGAAATTATTGAACAATTAAATGGAAAAAGCGATATTGAAGGTGTTGTTGATAATGAAATTATTGAACAATTAAGTGAAGGAGGTGATGATATATCTGAAAGTGGTGATATAACTGAAAGTGGTGATATAACTGAAAGTGATGATATAACTGAAAGTGATGATAGTGATGAATATTTAAGTGATGGAAATGATGCCATGTCTGAAATTATTGAACATTTAAATGATGAAAGTGATGATACAAATTCTAATGAAATTATTGAACATTTAAGTGACATAAATGATAATGAAAAATCTAATAAAAACATTGAACATTCTATTGAACATTTAAGTGATGAACATTCTATTGAAAATATTAGACAATTAAGTACACAAAATAATAAATTAAGTGAAAATATAAGTGAAAATATAAATGAAAATATTGGTATTAATTCTAAAAAAGAAATAGAACATTATCTTAGTATTTATACTGTTAAGCAATTTCAACAATTGTGTAGAGATAATAATTTAAAAATTAAAGGTAGAAAAGAACAATTATTAGAAAGACTATTTGAAAATAATATTCTTAAAAATTCCAATTTTAATTTATCTTTAGGAAAATAGATGAATTTATATTTTAAGAAAATAAATTATATTTTATATTTTATAAAAAAAATATATATATCTATAATATAATAATGCAATCACAATCATGTTATAAAACGAGTAATAATAAATATTTCAAATGTCCTCCAAGAATGGATGATGGAAGACATTTTACTGATTATAGACCCAATTGCCATGTTAATAATTTAGTACGCTCAAATAATGCAACAATTAATTCTTTTCAATATAGAACATTTTTAACACATAATGCTAATAAATTAATTAATTTAAATAGAACACATGCCTGTAAAAAAAATTGCTGTGGACCATGTGAAAAACCTTATAACACTGGAACAATGTTACCCGAACAATCTATGCAAAAATGTGATGCTAAATCATGTAATGTAGATTTTGTAAATAAAAATGGTTTAGGTATTGGAAGAAAATATTCTGATAATAGTTCATCATGTAATAGTTGGCCTAAATCTTTACCTGTTAATCAATCTTATAACTGTTGTGCGGACTCTGGTAGTTTATTTAACTATTATAATCATGTTGATAAAAAAGCACAAGGTAAATTATCCCGAAAAACTGTCCCAGGCGGTGGCGATGCTATGCGAGGCGGAGATCCTCAACCATTTAATATGTAATTTTAATTAAGATTTATTTATATATATATAATATAGATATGTGTGATAATTGGAATTCAAAAAATATAAATTGTAAAGGTGTTGTTTTAGATTCAGGCGAAGGAGAATTTACGGTTAAGGGAAAAATTGATGAATTGGGAAATTCTAAAATTTTATTTTGGGCACCCAATCCGCCCACATATACTACATCATATACTGGTTCTGGATTGCCTTATACAAATCCATCAATCGCATATGAAAACACACCCAATAGAGGTTCTGTTATGGCGGAAAATGGATATTTTAAATTTAATATAAGATATCCTAATTCATATTATATTGGATTAGGAACTGTATGTGTTGAGCCATGTTGTCATATCAAGCTTTGTGGAAGTGATAAAATCCATACTATTCAATTAGGTAATGGTATTCCCTTTAGAATGTGTACTTATCCACCAGCTATTAAAAATACAAGAGCTAGAGAAAATCCTATGTTTTATGCAGGCAGAGAAGATATGCCAATAAGAACACAAGAAAAAATATTAAGAGATTCTGGTTATCCAGAAGAAAACTTAACTCCCGCTAATTTTTGGGGCTTAACGCCTCCTCATCCTTAATTTGGCGGTTAATATTTCAAACTTAAATTTAAATATGATATAAATTTAAATTTGAAATATAATATTTAATTATATTTATTTAAAAAACTTAAAAACATGTCAAAATTTATAAAAGATTCTATTTATAATTATATTGAATTTTCAGAAGATGATATGAAACTTATTGACACTCGTGAATTTAAAAGACTTAAATCTATTAAACAATTAGGTTCATTAAATGAAGTATTTCCAAGCGCGTGTCATTCGAGATTTGAACACTCTTTAGGTGTTGGATATTTATCTGAAAAATTTATAAATAAATTATTTCAAAATTCAGATATACGTATTGATGAATCAAAAAAAAAAATTATTAGAAATGTTAAAATCGCTGGACTTTTTCACGATATTGGTCATGGTCCATTTTCACATAGTTTTGATCATAATGTATTATATAAATTATGTCCTGGAAATATATTTAAAGATCACGAAGTAAGATCATTGAAAATATTTGAAAATTTATGTAAAAAAATGAATTATAAAAAATTTACTGGATATGATATAGATTTTATTAAAAATTGTATTGATCCAAATATTAACAACGATATTTATTATAATCAAATTGTAGCAAATAAAGTTAATTCTATAGATGTTGATAAATTTGACTATCTTATGCGAGATCCTTACCATATTGGATTTAATTATGGTTTTGATTATAACCGATTATGTAATAAAGTTAAAATAATTAATAATACAATTTTCTATCACAAAAATGTTTCAAATGATATATTTGATATGTATTATACAAGATATAAATTTCATAAAGAAATCTATAATCATAAAGCTGTAAAATCAATAGAACTTATGATTAGCGATATATTACTTCAGTCAAATGATGTTTTCAATTATCCCAGTATGTTGGAAACAGATGAATTTATTGATCTTGATGATAATATTTTAACAAGAATTAAATATAATTCGGATAAATCATTAGATAAATGTAGAATTTTAATCGATAAAATTAATAATAGAAACTTATATAAACTTATATATAGTTCAAATGATAAATCATTAGACGAAGTTAGAGATTTAATTTTAGATTCTAATACTGATATTAAAAAAGACGACTATCATTTTATTAAGAAAAAGTTTGATTTTTGTAATGGTTCAGAATCGCCTTTTAGTAATATTAAATTCTATTCAGGAATTAACACTCCCGTTTTAACCTCTGAATTAAATTTATCAAATATTATTCCAAATAATCTAATGGAAAATGTCATTTCTGTTTATAAAAAAAATTAATATTTTAATATTAATATCTATAATTTATTTTATTATTTTTATTTATATAAAGAAATATAGTATATATTGCGTATAACATTTAAAATAGTTTTCTATTAAAAATAATAATGGATATTAAAATAATTGAAGATACTGACCATAAAAATATTAATGTTAATAATATTTTTGAAAATAATAATAATAATAATATAAAAATAAATAAAGTTTCATCAATAGATAGTCTTAACATAGCGCCTGCTAAAATATCTAGCAATAATGCAAATGTTAATATTGGTTTAGATTTAATTGCTAATATTGAAAAAAAAAGACCAATTAAATCTAAAGAAAAATCAAATGATTATCCTAAAATTAAACAAGAAAATAATGATTTAAATTCAGGATTTAACTTAAATCATTTAAAAAATGATGATGATGATGGAATTGAGGAATTTGACCTTTTAGATGAACAAAGTAATATTAAATCAAATATCAGTTTCAATTTGGAAAATAATTCTACACTTAATGATTTCGAATTAGAAGAATTAGTTGATAAACAAGACCAAAATAATAAAGGTTTATACAATAAAAGTTTAGATAATGATATAGGAAAAATATCTATTATATCTAAAAATTCTCAAAATAAAAGCAATAATAATGAAAACGTTAATTCTTATCCACATATAGTTCGGAATAGTCCTAAACCTAAATCATATAGGGATATTGAGGCTGAGAGAAAAGAAAAACAAGATTTATTAATGAAATTTGAAAAAATTAAAAGATTAGGTATTTCTATGCCTAAAAGATTTAATTACTCATCTAATATTGAAGAAATGCGCTTTGAATATAAAAAAATTAAAGCTCAAAGAGATTCTGATAAATCAGTAGCATTTCAAAAAAAAATGTTGATGGCATGTGTAACAGGATTAGAATTCTTAAATAATAAATTTGATCCATTTGATGTTAAATTAGATGGATGGTCCGAAAGCGTACATGAAAATGTAAATGATTATGATGAAGTATTTGAAGAACTTCATGACAAATATTCAGATAAAGTTAAAATGGCACCCGAATTAAAATTATTATTTATGGTAGGCGGGAGTGCATTTATGTTTCATTTAACTAATACTATGTTTAAATCGTCACTTCCAGGAATGGGTGATATTATGAGACAAAATCCTGAATTGATGAAACAATTCGCAAATGCAGCGGTAAATTCTATGTCCGGTGAATCACAAACTGCTGCCCGTATGTTTTATGATAACGCGCCTGGTAATCAACCACAAAATAATGGACAACAACAAAATAATAGACAACAACAAAATAATAGACAACAACAAAATAATAGACAACAACAAAATAATAGACAACAACAAAATAATGGTCCTGTAAATACACCATTCAATAATTCATCAACTATGCCTAAAAATACATCAACTAAAATAGAACCGCCAAGTGGCGTAGATGATTTATTAGCTCAACTTCAATCAAATACTGATGATATTTCGGATGATATTTCTGTAAATTCAAATGATAGTTATTCAAGAAAAAATAGATCAAGAAGAGCCAAAAATGTTACTATCAATATTGGAAAAAAATAATTTTATAATTAAATATTTATGCATAAATATAATGCATAAATATATGATTAATATATGATTAATATTTTAATTCATTTGATGGGAGTAATTCCATCCACGACTTCGCGTGGTCCCTACGTTCCCGGCGCTGTCCACGCTCATCGACGCCTGTCGAGGGAGCTATAAAAGTTTTATATGCTTCTTGTCGTTCTATGGGTGGCCCTCTCGTCCATACATTTCGTACGCCTTCTGAATTTCCAATTACTTTACTCAAATCGTGTGGGCTAACATGACGGTCTTGTGCATATTTGCGCGTAATGGGTCTTTGATGTACTTTTCTATAATGTGTCATAGTCTGTTTTCCTTTATTCATAATCTGTACCCATTTATTCATAATGATTCTAGTTTGTCTTGGAGTCCAATCCAAAAGTAATGGATTACAGCAATGTAATATAACATGGTGATGTTTTTCTTTTGGTAAACTATTAACTATATGTTTAAAAGAATAATGTAAATCTGGTGACCATTTTCTATAAGGTTCTAATTTTCTGTCCTTACTATTAATATCCTGACTCCACATATTAAAATAATCTCTATCTCTACCAAAACTTAATGAAAAATCGGGAAACTCTGTTCCGGATTCATGTAACCCTAAATATTGCAACCATTCGCCTAATCCTCCACTGTATTTTGCAGGATCTTCTATAAAAAAATATATACCCATTTCTTTTAAAAGTATTTTTATATCACTTTCAGCACAAGTTCCAATTCTTGCTAGTGTATCTATACCAGGTGTAGAAATGTATATAGTGATATTTGATGGAATTTTAAAAAACACATCTTCAATTTTATTATATGTTTTTAATTTTAATAGTTTATCTGCTAATATTCCCTCCATTTTTTCTGTTTCTTGTTCATTTAAATTATCCCAATCCACGTTATAATCGCGGGTAACTTCAGCGTATGCTTCTTCGAAATCTTGTTCTTTATCCGCATCCACATCCCCTGAATTTAATGTTACGGATTCTTTGTACGATGGTATGTTTCCATGTGAATATATCAATTTAATAGTATCTTTAACATCCGATTGTTTAAATGCCCCGCCATGTAAATTATTTTTACTATTTTTATTAAAAAATTTAATATAATTATTTAATATTTGTTTTCCTATTTTACTTTTAATATTAACTTTACGATTTGTCTTTGGATTAATAATTTTATTATAAATCATTATATATATAAATATAATATATATAAATTTATAAATAATATTGTAAATTTATAAATAATATTGTAAATTTATAAATAATATTGTAAATTTATAAATAATATTGTAAATTAAGTTATTTTTCCTGCTTTTTTTAATGTTTCATATGCTATTTTAATTTCATCTGGTGAAATTTCTCCATCTTTATTTAAATCTAAATTTCTAAAAGATTTGGGTAATATACAATATTCGCTTTCATCATTAAATAAATTTAAAACTATAATTATAAATGATGCTGTCAAAATTAATGATACTATTATATCTCTTGTCGAAATAAAACAAACTGTAAATATTAATATTCTTCTTAACATTTTACTTCCTAAAATTTGTTTTTGTGATTTAGAAAATTTAATCTCTATATATCTCGATCCTATATTTAATAATATCATTAAAATTCCATAAAAATATTTATTTGTATTTATGGTATTTATAATATTACCAATTTTTAATATATTTGTATTAGTTGTTTGCATTAAATTATACTTATAAAATAATTTAATTATCTTTATTTTTATTTTTATTTTTATTTTTATTTTTAGATTTTTTAGATTTATGTAAGAATCCTTTAAGTTTATGTATCGCTGAATGTAATTTAGTAAATTTTTCTAAATCAGAATCCGAATCAGAATCAGAATCAGAATCCGAATCAGAATCAAAATCAGAATTAGAATCAGAATCAGAATCAGAATTAGAATCAGAATCAGAATTAGAATCAGAATTAGAATCAGAATCAGAATCAGAATCAGAATCAGAATCGCAATTTAAATTATTATCTATTTTATATTGTTCTTCTTCTATTATTTGATTTTTTGGATATTGTTCTTCTTCTATTATTTGATTTTTTGGATATTGTTCCTCGTCAATTATTTGATTATTTTCTTCTTCAATATAATTATTATTATTATTATTAGAATTAATTTCAAAATTTTCTTTTAACATTGTTTCTGAAATTTTTAAAGAATTATCTAATGATATCGTAACAAGTAAAGATAATGCTAAAAATAAAGCTATTATATAATTATCGCGTGCTACATATAATATAAATGCTAAAATTATTAATTTACTTATAGGCTTATTTACAAAAGCTATTATATATCTTGATGTATATATTGATAATATTGAAATATATAGTATTAAAAATAATATTATTAAATGTTTCATTTTAATTTTTTTATTTATAAAATCTATATTTAATAATTTTTTAATTTTCATGTTATTCATAATATAATATAATAAAAATAATTTTAATATATACTACAATTATTATTATTTTAAAATGGAGCATACATTTTAGATGTATCGCCATTTAAATTATTAGCTGGATTAGGAACATCTTTAAATGCTTCTTGACTAACTACTTCATTATTTTCATTACCTTTATCACAATTTTCATTACATGAATTATTAGTACAATTATCAGTTATCATAGATAAATTTTGATTTTCATCATCTATAGGTAAATTTTCAGCATCTATAACATCATGTGAATTAAATTTCTCTATATTTTTATATCCTTCTAATATTTTTCGATTATTAGCCACAGTCAATGTTACTACAAATGCTACTGCTATCATAATTGCTATTTGAAAATCTCTACTTGCCACAAATGCAATCAAAAATGTAAATATTAATTTACCGATAATAGTATCAAAAAAATTTATTACTAAATTTGGCAACACAGGCGCTGCTGCTCCTGCATACAATGCTAATAATAATGATAAAACAGTTTTTACTTTATTATTTTTAAATATCACATTTAAACTATCAAGGTTAAGGTTTTCCATTCTATATATTATATATAGGTTATAATTTTAATAAATTTAATAATAAAATTACTTTATTTATTTATTCATATAATTCTATTTATTTATTTATTCATATAATTCTATTTATTCATATAATTCATATAATTCATATAATTCTATTTATTCATATAATTCTATTTATTTATTTATTCATATAATTCATATAATTCATATAATTCTATTTGCCCTATTCCATTCACTCTTACAATAACTACATAGTTTAGAAAGAATAACAATTATAATTTTAATACATTTTAATACATTTTAATACATTTTAATACATTTAATACATTTAATATAATTAAATTAAGAAAAAGATTTTCTCAATTTATTATAACTAACTATACTATGCCTTATTGTTCAATTGATGAAGCTTGGGGA